AGCGCGAGAACGCAGAGAAGTTCCCGGTGCTCCCACTACCGCTGGTGAGCGTGGAGCGCGGCGACATGAACCTGGCCCCGGAGGCAGGGGGAGTTGCGAAGCACGAGCGAAAGATTTACTTCAACGCCGACACCGGCGTGTGGGAGATCCACCCATTTCCAGGCTGCTATGTCATTCCGTACAGCTTGACCGTCTGGTCTGCCTATCGGGCTACGGACAACTACGTGAGGGAATGGATCCTTGGGCAGCTTGGGCCGCAAGGGTTGGCTGAGTCAGAGCTTCTTCTTCCCGTGCTGCACAAGTCCCCCTGGGGACAAATGCTCCAGCCCTTCAAGTTCACCGGCATGTCCGACAACAGCGATCTTGAGGGCGACTCCGCACGGATGATCCGGACCACCTACACGTTCGACTTACGCGCGTGGCTGCTCAAACTGCCGGTGGTGGGTACGCCGCCCGTGCTTTTCCCGGAGAACGACACCCAAGTCTGGCAGGGAACCGACTACCCTGCGCGGCCAACCGCCAGCCACAACCTCTTCCGCCAACCGTTTCGCGAGGATCAACTTCCTGCCGCCTGGCCCTCCACGGGTCGGGGGTCATTCGAGATCGACCCGGAAGAGATACCAGGGCCTAACGGACACAATGTCACGGGTTACCTAGTAACGGTCGGGACCGAAGCTGACAGCGTCCCGCTTTTCGATACGCCTACCTCCCTGGACGCGATGGGAGTCGCGATTGTGGAGGTGTCCTTCACCTATCGGACACGATCTTGGTACAATCCCGTGACCCTGGAACTGGCGCAGAAATCCGAAAGCGCGATCAACCTGTGCCGAGAGGTGGAACTGCCTGCCCGTATTATGAGCACGCGCGTTCAGGTCTACACCGTCACTTCTGGACACGTTTTCATGGCGTCCATCGTGGGGAGAGCGGGTAACGCGCTTCAGGCCATGAACGTCTGGGACGTATGCGCGAGACACCTTCTCACCCTGGACACTCTTGCGCCCTCTACTACAATCGACCTCGGGCCTGGGATCGGGTATGCGTGGCGTTCGCTTCTTAGGCGCCCATACCTAGCCGTTGGCCTGCTGTACCCCGCCACCGGTGGGCCAGCAACGGTGAGAGCGGAGAACGATGCGGACGCCGCATCCTTTTCGCGAACTCAGGAAGTGGACCCGACCGCGAACGTCGGATTTGCTATCCTGATCCAGCCTGAAACCGACAGCGTGCGGCTGATCGTGCCGAAAACCCTTCGGCTGTCCTCCGTTTGGCTGTCCTCCTATGGTGGAGAGTACGTCGGACACGAAATCTGATGGCCAACGTCGCTATTGCGAACCGCTTGGACCAGACGCTGTCCCTCTCCCTGCTCAATGAGTGGGGATACGCGGTGGAAAGAACCCTGCCGCCGCAGCCAGCACAGGTAGAGGTCGATGAGGCGACTCTGACCGACTACACGCGAGGCCTGGCACGGCGAGGGCACATCACCATCCGACACGTCTAGCACGCCATACAGGAGACAGCACATGGCCCTCGACCGCTCCCCCGGAACCTACCTCTCGGAGCAGGACTTCTCGGAAGTCGCTGCCAACCTCGGTACTACCATCGCCGCTGTTGTAGGAGCGGCTACCAAGGGATCACTGAACAAGCCCATCTACGCGGTGAGCGTTGAGGACCTGATCCGCAAGGTCGGTGCTCCGCTCCTGACCGACTACGCGATCCAGGCGGCCGTTCAGTACCTGAAGACTGGGCGGCAGATCCAGTTCATGCGCGTGGCCAACGCCACCGACCCGACCTACGGCGTGCTCACGGCCAACCGCCCCGTTCCCGGAACGTCCGGCGGGACACCGGCTGTTGCTGCCACGGGAACCATCGTCTTCACGGGGAGCAGCAACCCGAGCGACGGCGAGACGGTGACCATCAACGACGGCACCGGTGCGGCCACGGCCTTCGGCCTCATCACCCTCCTGCTGAATCAGGACGACGCCTCGGCGCTGGACCTGTGTGACGAGACGGTGGCGAATGCGAGCGGGTCGCTCAACCACACGGTCACCCCTAACACGGGCGACACGGTGACCTTCCGCGATCCCCTGGGCGTGTCCAAGACCTACGAGTACACCGCCGGAGGGGGCGCCTCTCCGGGCAACGTCGAGGTGGACAAGAGCGCCACCACTACCAATGGCGCGGAGGAACTGCGCGCGGCCATCGTGGCGCAGGCGCAGACCATTGCCGTGACCCGGACCGGCAACGTGGTCAACCTCGTCAGTTCCGTGGTCAAGGGCAACATCGGCAACACCGCGACCCTCGCAGTCACGGGCACCAATCCTCCCACGCGCAGCGGTCCGACCCTCACCGGCGGCAATGACCACGGCGTCTTCTTCGAGTTCGACACTGGGTCGTCGGTGCGCACGGGCGCGGTCCGGGTCGCGGTCGGCTCGACCGTGGCAAGCACCCTCGCCAACCTGATCGCGGCCATCAACGCGCAGGCTACCCTGCACCTGACGGCAGTGGACAACACCGCCAACAACGGCGGCGTGCCGCAAATCAAGCTCTGGAACGATGTGGAGGGCGTCATCGGAAACGGCGCTGACATGACCCACGTCGGCACCGGGTACGGCGCCAAGATCACCCTCACCGCCTTTGCAGGCGGCGCGGACGGACCGGCCAAGACCTTCGAGTTCGACAGCAACGGCGTCTGGAGTAGTGGGAACGTCCCGGTCCTGATCGGGGCGACCGCTGCCGACTCCATGTCCAACCTGATCGCTGCGATCAACGTTCAGGTCGGAATCAACGCCGTGGACGGGACGGTCACCGTACCGCAGGCGAACCTGACCCACCGCACAGCGGGCGCGCATGGGAACATCGCGATCACCGAGTCGGGCGCCAACATCACCGCCACGGGAATGGCGGGCGGCGCTGAGGCCATCCCTGGTGCGATCACCTCGGTCATGGGCCTGTACGCCTACAGCCCCGGAACCTGGGGCAACAGCATCCGCGTGGACATCCTCGCGACGGCCGTCTATGGCGCTCCGGCGGGGTCCTTCGACCTCGTGGTCTACTACCCAGTGGACGGCGTCAACTATGTGGCCGTCGAGAAGTTCACGAACGTCAATCTGACAGCCAACGATCCGCGCAACATCGTCGTCGTCCTGGCGGACGGCGTCTATGGTGAGGCCAGCCCCTCGGCCTACCTCACCGCGACCGTCCTGTCTGCGGGCGGGAGTCCCAGCGCGGGCCTCTACAACATCGGGACCGCTCCGGGCGCCGCCGGCCGCGACGGCATCGTGAACGGATCCGGGACGCGGATCATCACTGCGTCCGACATCGTCGGTACGGTCAACGGGCAACTGGCCACCGGACTACAGTCCCTGCGCAACCGGGAGCAGGTGAAGTTCAACGTCCTGTCCGTCCCCGGTATCTCGCACAAGACCGTCATCGACGCCGGCATTCAGCTTTGCGCTGCCCGGATGGACGCGATCTACTCCATCGACCCGCCCTTCGGCCTGTCGCGGGATGAGATCATCTCTTGGCACAACGGCGCATCGCCGCTGCCGGACTCGCCCACCCTTCCGCTCAACTCCAGCTACGCCACCCTGTCCTGGCCGTGGCTGCGGGCGAGCGACACCTACAACAAGCGGCGCGTGTGGCTGCCGCCCAGCGGCTTCCACCTGGCCGTCATGGCGTACACGGACCAGACCGTGGGTCCGTGGGGAGTTCCGGCCGGGTTCTCGCGCGGCGTAGTGGACGCCCTGGAGGTCGAGTGCTCGGCGGGCCTGGAGGACCGGCACCTTCTGCTCGCCGGCCAGGCGCGCATCAACACCTGGACGGAGACCCCTGGAGGCATCACCCTCATCGGGAACCGGACCCTTCTGCGCAGCGACTCGGACCTGTCGTACCTCAACAGCCGCCGCATGCTCATCTACGCGGAGGACTTGGTGCGCGAGTCGGGCAAGTTCCTGGTCTTCGAGCCGCATGACCCGATCACCTGGAACCGCTTCCGCATGCTGGTCAATCCGATCCTGGCCAACATCCAGTCGCAGCGTGGCCTCTACAAGTACGAGGTGGTCTGCGACGAGCGGACGAACCCCACAGAGCAAGTCCGCCAGCGGGTGATGAAGGGCAAGATCAAGGTCCAGTCCCAGCCGGACGTGGAGGTTCTGGAAACCGCCTTCAACCTCTACGCCTACGGGGCGGACTTCACCGAACCGACCGTCTGAACTACCGGCACCTGAAAGGAGACGCCGACCATGGCACTCGCCACTATGTTCGCCAATCACATCGGGGCGGCCAACGGGGCCTACGAAGTGCAGCGGCAGAACAACGCGCTGCTCTACATCGTAGGGCTCAACACCATCCAACAGGTAGCCGGAGCCGGCTCAGGGGGCGCGGAGGACGTGCTTACCCTGGCCCTCAACGGCTTCTCGTTGCCGAAGAGGACCATGGGCATCGTGGAGGTGCCCTACCTCAACGAGAAACGCAAGTTCCCTGGTGTGCCCACCTACGACGACCTCACGGTCACCTACAACGACATGGTGGACCGTCCGGTCGCCTCCGTCCTGTGGCGGTGGAACAAGCTCGTCCACGATCCCGAGACTGGGCGCACGGGCATGGCCTCGACGCTCAAGAAGTCCGGATGGATGAGCCTCCTGTCCCCGGACGGGCA